TGCAATTCCCCACGTTCAACACCAGCAGTAGACCAATTAATAGTATCATCACCTGACGACCACATCCCAGTGTTATTATCACCGTCAAAAACATACGCAGGATACGAAGCAGACCCTTGCGTTCCGTAAACATAATTAATATGTCCTAATTGAAATTTCTTGGCAGTAGTCCCTAAATCAGTTACATCATTATCTGCTGGGTATAAAGCATCAGCATCCATTAGCAACACATCAGTAGGTAAATCAGCATGGTCAGTTTCAAAATCAGCTTGCCATCTAAAAATAATTCCAGTGCTGCCAATCTCTACTGCGCCTGCCTGCGGTAAACTATTAATATCTAAATGATGCCAAGCGCTATCAGTCCCACGTTCAAAGTTCCACGCCATAGTAGTTCTATAAGAACCCTGCGTACCTATAGAACCAAAAGCACCTAACGCAATAGTTGAATCATTCCAAGGCTCTTGCGTAAAAGAACTTTGACCTGTCTGCATTTTAGCAGTAGCAAATATAGGGCCAGCATTAACAATCAACGCATCAGCCGACTCATCCCAAAGCATATAAGAACCAGACGTAGCGCCAAAAAACTTCACATCATGACCAGTATCATCAACACCAACAGTCACCGCACCCTTAAACGTAGGAGAAGTATCCCACCCAGACGTGCCAGAACCAGTACCCATAAGCACAGCATCAGCAACAGCATTAGAATCACCAGTACCCAACTTCGTCTCTAACGCAATAATCGCACCAGAATGATTCGTATGAACAACATCATGCTCCTTACCAGAATCATCCATCTCATCCGAAGAAGCAATCGTCGGCTGCTGAGTCGAAGAATCTAAACTACTAGGGAAATTTGTAGCCATACAAAACCCCTATTCTTCTCCGTAAAGAATCTCCTCAGGCTGAGTCTTACGACCAACCAACGAGAACGAACTATCTCCAACTTTAGTAGCAGCCCAACCTTTAAGAACAGATAACACGGCAGCAAAACCAGAAGCTACAACAAGTTTCCAGTTGCTTACGCCCATCTCAAGGAAGGAGTTACCACTGATCGTGGCTACTGCTGCTTGTACAAACGTCGCTCCGCAGCGTTCAAGTAAATCTAGATATTCTTTCATTTTCTCAATAAAGCCTTCCAAGTATTAGGACCAACAATCCCATCAACATATAATAGACGACGCTTCTGAAACTCCACAACAGCCTTATGTGTAAGCCTTCCAAAATCTCCGTCTACTTTGTACCGATAAAACCCCTTATTGCCAAGAAGCCCCTGAACTACCTTCACAGGCTGCCCCTTAGTACCCTTCTTCAATGGGTGTCGTCGAATCAAATCTTCTATCTCAGCTAACGCAGCGCCAATACCCTTAAGGTCTTGCTTAACTTTTTTCTTAGCTTTCGTTCCCTTCAAAGCCGGAGCATCAAACCACTGAATCTTGCCCTTAACTACCTTGCAAGGTTGGTGATGCCACCACTCTCCTCTAACGTATGCAACCATACCATAAGATTTAGCTATAGCGTTCACTTGAGAAGTACTGATACCACGCCCAGTAATTCTAAAGTCAACGGCATAACCCCAACTATCAAACGCTGGTTGCTGCATGTGATACGAACCCTGAAAACCTGACGCTGTTTTACGGTCAGGGTTAGCAGCTAAATTAAAACCTGCCCTGCCACTTTTGTACCCGTCGTACAAGTATTTTTGTTGTGCGTAAGTACGCACAGCAGATACCACCTTGACACGGCCAAAAATTCTGTCGTCAGCAAAGAACGCTTCTAACCTGCGTTTAAACTCAGGGTGTAAAAGTTTAGTATTTATGCTACTGTTCGTCGTCGGTATCATTTTCTGGTGGCTCTTGCAACTTTCTGTTTTGTAGTGTCAACGCACAAATTGTTAATTCTTTAGGAAATTGTCTTTCTACTTCTTGAAGTAACTCTACTGGGCTGATTTCCATTATTATCCTTCCAACTCTTTTAAGCGGTCATTCATATCTTTAATTATTTTAATTAAAGGAGTAACTAACATTTGATAATGAACTGAACGAGGAGTTTCTGTGCCAGCATCATACCCTACAGCGTATGTCCAACCAGAATCATGAACACTTTCAGCAGATAAACCAGCTTCTAAAGGAGCAGAAGAATCATCATCTAAACCCCTGTACTTAATAGGTCTAGCATCAAGAACTTTATAAGCCTCTTCCGTAGAAAGATCTTCAATATCTTTTTTCCATCTAACGCTAGAAGTCCATTCTTTAATAGATCCGTCACTATCCATTCTAACTAAAGCAGCGTACCCTCCAGAACTTGCTGTAGGCAAAGCAGTATCTAACACAAGTTTGCCAGTAAGAGCTACTGTGTTTGTACCTATATCTGTAGCTAAACTAAAACCAGTATCAGTATCATTTTGAAAACTATAAGAAAGCCCACCACCAGCTCGACCATCCGCAGCAAGAATTGGTTGACCATGAATCGTCGATTGGCCAAAGCTAACTGTTTTATCTGACTTAATAGTCATAGCAGTTGACGGCGTTTGAGAACCAGCAGCAGTTACCAAAAACATTAATTCAGTAGGCATAGAACTTCCGCTAGGTGTGCCATTTACTTGCGCCCTAATCTGCGCTCCATTAGCCCAACTATCCCCGTCATAGCCTTGGAACATAATCTTTCCAAGAATAGCGTCATCATCAACAAGCGCCGGAGAAGCCTTAGACCCATCTGATTTACGCAACGTCAACTCAGCAGCAGTCGCCTCAGTATTATGATGAGAAGTTAAATTAATAACCGCATCAGCAGAATCTTTAGCAACCGACAAAGAACCAATAATTGACGGATCAGAAGTCCACGTAGACGTACCAGAACCAGTACCATGTAACACAGTACCGTCAGCACAAGTAGTATCTCCAATGCCTAACTTTTCTTCAATTTGAACAATCGCCGTATTCGTAACCTCATGCATATCAGCATGATTAGGTGAATTAAGATTAGCAGTTTCAGAAATACTACTAGGGAGAGTCCCTGTACCATCTAAACTACTTGGATAAGATGTTGCAGCCATTCACCCTCCTACGGGGTTAAATCAATAGTAAAAATACCACCGGCATTAAACGCAATAGTAAACGTACCATTAGTGGAAGAATAATTAGCGCCAAAATCAATGTACGCAATAAGAGGATCATCAGTTAAAGAATCGTCATAAATCACAGCGCCTCTAGCGTCTGTAATCGTCGCAGATGACCATGACGTATCGGCAGCATCAAACTTAATAGTGCCACCTGTCTGAGTTAAAGCCAAACTACTTAACGTATTACCACCAGCAGTATAATTAGTTCCAGAAATTTCATTACTTACATCAGCTTTAAAATCGTGCGCTCCAAAATCAGGCGTATACGACGACGTAACTAACATTATTTTAATAGTGTCGCTGTCTAAATCTAACGCAAGAGTATTTTTTAAAGCGTTTAGGAACGTTATCCCATAAAGTCCGCTAGCCATCAGCGTTCTCCTTATCAGTTACAACACTGGCTTGTATCGTCTCAGCAGTTATAACCACATCTACTTGTTCGTCTTCCATAACCGTTAATAATAATATACTAACACATTAAAAGATAGAGGGAAGGCCAACCTCCCAGTAAAGTTAGCCTTCCCAAACTATCGTTAGGAGCTATTAGTTAGCGCCTATTGAGGATGAAGATTCAATCCTTCTGATGGATGCTTCACGGAATCGTGAGTACCCAACAAGGTGATACCAGCCAACGTGGTTGAAACGTCGGAGGAGATCAGTTGTAGGACCAAATACGACACTGGGGTCTTCACCAAATCCGGCTGCACGGCTAACGGCTTTTGCCATAGCTTGCTTACCACAGATAATGGTTTCATACTCGTCAACATTAGAATCACCAGCGTTTGTACCAATGTCCAAACGTGGGGTTTCAATGAAGTCAACACCACCATAAACACCAATGCTACCTGTTCGGATAGCGCCAGCGTCTTGCTGGTTTTGGTGTGCGATTACGTCAGTTACCGTAGTAGCATTTCGTAAATCGTAGGAAACGTCAGGGTGGATAAATCCAACGTAAACGCCTCCATCAAAAGTAGGTGCAGATGCAGCACGGGCATTAGCAACAGCTTTACGGACAAGAGCAGCGGTCATAATATCGCCTGCTGCTAGTTCTCCTGTAGCTGTGGCATCGCCACCGTACAGCACGTTGCTTCCAGCGACAAGAATACCGTGAACGATATTGTCGAGGCTGTTGGCCATGTTGTAACCGATAATGTTCGCAGCGTCAGCGTCTACGTTTAAGAAGCTGGTTCCACGAAGTTTAGCGGTTGTGGTGACAGCGTTACCATATTCAGCAAGAGTCACAGTAACCGTTGAATCACCAAGCGCAACAGCAGTTACGTCACTGGTTTCAGTGAGAGCTGATGTAGCTTGAGAAAGGTCACTATAAATGTTGAATTGGACGCTAGCACCTGCATGAGACTGGTTAGTTGACTTTACGTCACATACCATCTCAAACATAGGTTGTGAACGGAGAGCAAAGTACGCCAACTGCTCAAATGCAGCGGTGTCTGAACTAACCGAACTTGCTTGTGTATATGCCATTTTAGGCTATCTCCAATTTAAGTTTGGAGCCTACTTACACCATTGCGTTCCAAGTACCGCCATTAGATTCCCAAATCGCCCGTAATTCCTCAGGGTTTTTAGTTTGTTTAATTAACTCAATAAGGTTAGCATCTGCCACAGGACCAGCATCATCGCCAGCTTGTTGGATTCTACGCTCCGTTTCAAACTGATCTGCTTGCGCCTGCTGCTCTGCCAAATTGCCGATACTAGCTGTAGTCGTCATAGCAGACAACCCAGCATCGTTAGCCTCAGCTTGTATCGCTTGAACAGATAGCTCGCCTTCGTAGCCTTTCATGAAATACTCAGTCATCTTATTAGATGGATCTAAGCCAGCATCACGGAACACTTCTTTGCGTTGCATTTGTTGAACTTGCGCTTCAAGTTCATCAGCTCTCTTAGCTTTCGCTTCGAGTTCTCTACGCCAATTTGGTTTGGATTCGGTACTAGAAACTTCTTC